TCAAAAATGCTTTTGTAAGAGCGCAAGAATTAGCCAAAGAACAAGGAGTTAAATTACCTGATGTACAAGTAGTAAATGGAAAACTTGTTACATCAGATGGGAGTCCAGTTACAAGTATAAACACAACTTTTTTACATTATGTAAAAATGGGTTTGGATGATGGTATTTTTACTGGCAAAAGTCCAACTAGTGGAATTGGGTCAACTCAACTCAATGCCTTTAAAGACACTAGATCAAATTTCCTTGCGTTGTTAGATTCATCTAATAGCACATATAAAAATGCAAGGCGTGTTTGGGCATCTGATACAGCAGTAATGGATGCTATGGAAGAGGGTCGGACAGTCTTCAACAAAAGCCCTAAAGATGTTGACATTTTGTTGAACGATATGAAGACAATGACTAAATCGGAACTTGAAGGCTTGCGTCTTGGAACTATGCAAAATCTTCTAGACAGAATAGGTGGGGCGCAAGTGGCTGATACGGTTGTAGGTGCAACTGGAAATCCAGCGTTGAAGATTATCAATAACCCAAAGAATTTGAAAATTATTCGTGAGACTTTTCCTAAAGATGAAGCTGGAGACAAGTCTTTTGGTCAGTTCATTAAGAACTTGAAAACTGAAGTTGAGATGAAAAGCACTTCAAAACAAGTTTTACAAGGGTCACAAACTGCCGAAAGAACTCAAGCAATTCAAGATGTTCGTGCTGGCGGTAAAGCTATGCGTGAAATGCCTGTGATGAGTATTCAAGGCATTCTGACTAGGGCATTGCAAAGAGACTATGCAAACTTAGGTGATGAACAAACTAGGGCTGTTGCCTCTGAAATGGTTAGAATTTTGACAACAACAGACCCTAAGAAGTTGCAAAAAATTGGAAAAGAGTTGGCTGGTCGCAGTCTTTACGATGTAATCAGTAAAGATGTTCCAGAACTTTTACCAGCTTTAGGTAGAACTATTTTGAGTCCATCATCTGTTGGCATTATGTCTGGTACAGCCGCACCAAACATCCAAAATGCAATGGGCTTATTTAGCCAATAGGAGACTGAAATTGATCCGATCACGATTTGCCTCATGGCGGCAGGGCTTGTCTCAAAAATACAGCAGTCTGTTGAATTGTACAAATCAGCTCGTGAGCATTTTGTCCAAGTCAAAGCCACTGCTGATGAGGTTGTGGCTATCGGCAAGGAACTTGGTGGCTTATGGAGCAAGCTACGCAAGTTCTTTGCTGGTAGCCCAAAGCCTCAAGTTGCAAGACCTGTGGCTAAGTCTAAGAAGCCTACTTATGCCGATGTGGATGAAACTCAAGTCAAAATTGGGATTGTCCAAGACCTGACATCGTTTTTCAAACTTCAAGAACAACTTGCGGCACACATCAGAGAAGAAGAAGAAAAGAGTCTGACAGTCTATGACCCTAACCAGAACCATATGGAAGCGGCTTTGAAGAGGGTGATGGCGGCTCAAGAGATGGAAAGATTGACAGTTCAAATAAGAGAGTGTCTCGTCTATAACGCTCCTAGTGAAATGGGTGCTTTGTATAGTTCAGTTTACGAGATGAAGGACAAGATTGAAGAGGAGCAAACCCAAGCACGATTACAGGAAGAGAGTAAAAAGAGGCGAGAACTATGGCAACGCAAGGAGGAAGAAAGAAGCTTCCAGTTAAAGCTAGGGTATCTAGCGATGACTTTTATCTTCCTCCTCTACCTGTGGCTGTGGTTACTGTTCGTAAGTCAGTTGAGGAAGACATAATGGGATGGATTGCCGCTTGTGTCTTGATTGCTTTGCTGTTGCCATTGATGGGGTTTCTTTATATTGACATCTTGGAGACTAAAAATGAGGCCAAGCAATCGCTAGAGAAAGTGGAAAAATTAAGAAGACAAGTTGAACAGAAAGACAGGGAGAAAGAGAAATGAGAATAGTTTGCTTGATGGTGTTGATTATGTTGTCTGCCTGTGAAGATAGATTTCGTTACCCTTGCCAAAACCCTGAGAATTGGGAACTTGATGAATGTAAACCCCCTATTTGCACTGCTTCAGGTACTTGTCCAGAGCAACTTGTAACAATTGAAAAGGAGAAAAAGTGATGCCAACAGTAGGATACAAACCAAATAATCGTCTTAACGCTGATGAAATCGAAGTCAGGGTATGGGCATTCGTTATCGTGGTCTTAGTGACCATTCTGTTGAGTTCTATGGGTATGTTCTTGTACTCAGTTTCATTTGTCACCCAACCTATGAATGGCATGGCGGCAATTGATAAGGTGTATACGCAACAGATTTCAACCATCATGGTTTTCATCACTGGTGTACTTGGTGGTGTAGCGGGTCGTTCTGGTGTCAAGGCGATAGCTACTGCTACTGCCAAGGCTGAATCCAATGACAACGATGAGCCACCAAAGCCATGAGTATCTTCAACCCTTATGTGCTTCTTGGCATCGTCTTGGCGGTGCTGAGTGCATTTGGTAGTGGATATTGGAAAGGCTCAAATGATGAGGTTACTCGTCAGCAACTTGAGATTGCAAAACTCAATGCTGAAGCTAGGCAGAAAGAACAAATCCTAGTCTCAGCCATTCAAACCCAAGTCACTAAACTTCAGAAAGCAAATCAAGATGCAAAACTTGCTACTCAAAAGCGTAATGCTGACATTGATTCTGGTGCTCTCAGGTTGCGGATTCCTGTCAAAGCAACCCACTGCCCCATACAAGCCACCACAGATACCGCCCCTACCAGCGGAGATAGCAGTGAAGAGAGAGCCGAACTTGACGCAGAGACTGCTCGATCTCTTGTCTCCATCACCGACTCAGGAGATGAAGCAATCAGACAACTCACAGCCTGTCAGCAAGCCTACGAATCCATCTACCAAACCTTGAAAGGAAAACCATGAACTTATCAGCCAACTTCACCCTGAAAGAACTCACCAAGTCAGACACTGCCACTCGTTTGGGTCTGGACAATACGCCTGATGATGAGGCACTGGAGAACTTGAAGACTCTTTGCGAGAAGGTTCTTCAACCTGTTCGTGAACACTTTGGCAAGTCGGTGACTGTGAACTCTGGTTACCGTAGCCCTGAGTCCAATGCGGCTGTAGGTGGCTCAAAGACCAGTGACCACTGCAAAGGTCAGGCGGCTGACATTGAGATTACTGGTGTTGCTAACGCTGATCTGGCTCAGTGGATTATGGACAACTTGGACTACACACAATTGATCTTAGAGTTCTACACCCAAGGTGTACCTGATTCAGGTTGGGTTCATGTTAGCTATGACCCAAACAACCTCAAGAAACAAGAACTGACTGCCACTAAGATAGCTGGCAAGACTACTTATCTGAATGGACTTGTAGCTTAATCTGAGTCTTGCAGAAGTGTTTGGAGATAAGGTGTTCGTACAGAATCACCTCTCCACACTTCTGGCATAACCAAGCTACGCCTTGGTCAACCTTAGTCTCCCTTTCGCCTCGCAGACCTCTGCTTCTGCCATAAAAGGTGCGTATCTTGACAATCATTTCTTTAAATCTGCCTTTGAGTAGGTGAGGCATTGCTTGCGTTCATTTAAAGACTGTTCTATCTTCCTAATCTGCTCTCTGCGATTCTCACCATTCATCTTTGCAACAGTAATCATCTTGAGTTTCGAGTCTGTTGTCCAGATTGATGGTTGACCTTTGTAGTCCCATGCTGAATTCATGTGTTCTCCTCGGCAAAGCCGTTCTTTTGCTTGAGTTTGGCTTCTATGTAGTCAATGACTGCCTCAATGCCCTCGGGTGCGTCTTGCATATACTTGGCGCATAGGCGGTCTTCTTTTGCCAGCCCGACCCATGTGCGCTGTGGTTGGTGGGTGTAGTACGCAATAGCTTCCAATCCCATTTCATATGCTTCTTCAGGATAAATATCTGGCTCTTGGCTTTCCACCTCTGCAATGGCTTGCTTCCCTGCTTGAATTGCCTCGTCATACGCACAATGTGGTGCAATGTTGTGATAACTGCATTGTCTATTTGCTTTTTCCAAAGCATCCACCAGTTGTTTAATTGCTTCAATCATTTCTTCATCCCCCTGATAAATATCCCAAACGAATCAAGAGTATCTTTCCCAAACCCTTGCATCTTCTCAATCTCAACAACTACCTGTTCAAGGATGTCATTGCGTAACTCGTCATAGACCTGTTGCTGGGTCTTGTACTCATCAATCTGTCTCTTGCGGTTCAGTGATTCACTCATTTCTTTCCTTTTTTATGGCTAATTACCAGAACTCTCTCAATCTTTTCCTTGGTGACAAACCTGTGCAAGTTAGCGCATTCATAGCGTCTGTAGGTTGAATTGTCTTTTCTTTCTCGTGTCTCAAGGGTCTTAACCCACTTCTCACATACTGGACATTTCACTCTTGTTCGCTTTCTTTTAGTAACCACATAACAAATGCTACGCAGACTGCTATTCCCAATGCGAATCCGAATATCACTATCAGCATGAAACTTACTATGGTTTCTAGCATTTGTTGTCTCCTTTGAATCAAAGTAAAAAAGTGAGCCAGCACAAAGCAAAGCTATGATGACTTTGTGCCAGTGGCTCATTTGGTGGCAACAATCAATTCGATCTCAGTATCTTTGAGTTGCTCTTTAATGATGGTCAACTCTTGCTCAATGACCGTGAGTTTCTTGTCCATGCGTTCCCTCGTCAACTTCTCAGCGTGGCAGTACCCGATCAAGGATGCGTCAGTTGCCACCTTGCGGATGAGTTGAATGATCTGGTCACGACTCATAAAGCCACCAGCAATGTCCTTGCTAGGCGCAATCTTGGCAATCAATTCTTCTAAATCTTTTTCGATGCTCATGCTGTCTCTCCTTGTGGTTGTGTGTTCCATGCGTGTTGAAGTGCGGTGAAGTTCATGGGGGCAATGGTGACTGTTGACAGGAACAGACCCTTGCCATGCGTTCTGCGCCCCCAATCATCAGTTGCCTTGGTGTTCGTAAGTTCACCCTTTTTGACTGCGCTATAGACGCTGTTAGGCTTGAACCCTGCCTCTACAAGGTCTTCCATTGAACGAGGCTCTTGGCAGAAGTCTTGTAGTGGTGTCATTTCACCATCTCCTTTGCAATCTCAATCAGGAAAGGCACAGCCAGAATCAAGCCCACTAGGGTGGCTTGCAGGGTTTGCTTAAGCGTCATCATCATTCTCCTCGTTACAGAGTTCACAGGTTGGGTGGTTAGGGTCACGACAGTCGGGGTGGTTAGCCAAGAGGTTTCGGTAGCGTCTGAGGTGACGAGCCTCAGACTTGATCTCCTCTGCTTCTGAATCGTCAATGGGGTACATGGTTGTCCTTAAAGTTGGGGGTCTATGCCCCCTTGGTTTATTGCTTTGCCCAATATCCATACACCATACGATTGGTGCAATCCCAAATGTCGTTTGCCACTCCATCAATCACAGCTACAAAGTGATGGGCTTGTTTGGCAATTACTACACCTGATGGCATATCAGAGCAACGAGCCTTGCGACCAGCAAACTTTGGTGCTTGCATCCAGACCCATCCGTAACGCTTCAACACCTCAGAATAAATATCTTTGTTGATGCCGTTACGAGCAGACTTTGAACGACCATTGTCGGCATTTGCTTGGGCTAATTCTTTGTACACTGCCTTGTAATCAAGACCAAGAGCAATTGCCATTGCTCTAGCACCACAGTCTCCTGCTGTACCTTTAAAGCCAGCGGCTTGTCTACCGCCATCATTGTGTTTGTAGTTCATCTTCAATTCTCCTTTTAGGTTGAAAGATGGGGCTTGCGCCCCCTTGGGTTGATTAGGCGGCTAACTTGTAAATTCCATCAATTTCTTGCAGTCGATTAGTTCCAAACTGTCCATGCAAACGCATAACTGCCCACCATGAAATGTTAGAGAAGGTCATTTTTCTCCAACCTTTACGAAATGATGGATGAAAGAACTGGTCGTTTTTCCGATCAAAGAATGCACCATCTTCAAGTAAGGTGATGATTTTGTCTCTGTTCATGTTTGCTCTCCTGTTGCGTTGTTGATGTAGTGAATCATATAGCAATTAACTACCTTGTCAACTACCCTGTAACCAATCCCCCACAATTAACTCAACTATTAAATCACAAAGGGCTTGACCAATGGATTAAAAGTCTATAGACTCCCCCATCACTATGACCACACAAACTATGCAAACCATTGAAAACATTAAGGAAAAGGCTGAAGTAGCTGGCTACACCATCACCGATGTTGCTCGTCATGCTGGCTTTCACCCTGCTCAAGTCTCCAGATATGCCACAGGTAAAACCATACCACTTGTCACCACCATCAGGCGGCTAGATGAGTCGGTAGATTCCCTTATTCAGAGCCGTTTTAAGGCCATCAGAGGGCTTCTCAATGACTAGGCGCACCATTGGTATTGATTGTGGTCTGAATGGTGCTCTAGCCCTCATAGTCGATGGGGAACTGGTCAAGGTTGAGGATATGCCTACAGTCACCCTCACCCGAAACGGCAAGAACAAGCGTCAGGTGTCAGTGCCTGAACTGCTTCAGATTGTCAAAGACTTTGACCCCAACGAAGCATTCACCGAAAAGGTGTTCGCTATGAGTGGGCAGGGGGTGACTTCAGTCTTTTCTCTAGGGCGCAGTCTTGGTGTTGTAGAGGGAGTGTTAACAGCCCTGCAAATCAAGACCACCATGATGACCCCACAGACTTGGATTAAGGCTATGGGTGTTGTTGGGGGTAAAGATGGGTCAAGAGCAAGGGCGATGGAACTGTTCCCTGAACACATGAGCCTGTTTAAGAGGGTCAAGGATGATGGGCGTAGTGATGCCAGTTTGATTGCACTTTGGGGGTATCGCAATGGATAACAAAGAACGAGAAACTTTGCGTGAGCATATTGTTTGGCTTGCCTCTCAACTTGAGCAAGAACGAAAGCAAAACCAGCACACTGTTGTTTTCTTGAAGCGCATCCTTGACCCCGAAGACTTGGGTCATGCTGTTAGTCACGAGGTGAGGCAACTCGCCTACCAATTACTCATTGAAAATCATCACATTGAAAGGTCATCATGGCAACAACACAATTAAACCTAAGAGCATCAGGAGCATCTCGCTGGATTGCCTGTCCCGCCTCTGCCAGACTCTCAGCATTGATGCCCCATGTGGAAGGTGGTGAGGCGGCAAAGATCGGGACTGCCATTCATGCCTTGGCAGAGCACTGCTACATAGATGACTTAGACCCTATGACATTTGTCGGCAAAGAGTTTGAGGGCATCACAATGACTGAGGAGAA